AGGGAGTTGGTGGATGACAAGGTGCTTGTCCCGCTAAAAGTATTTATTGCCAAAGAAATAAACATGGAGGGGGCTAAGAAGGTGGCGGGCGAGTGGTCTCCTACTGAAACTACTAAACGAGGAATGCAGATCACTGGGGATATTGTGGTGGAGTGGGAGAAAAAGACCCATGAAATCTTTGGCAAGCCTGCTAAGACGATTGTGTTCTGTTCTGGTGTAGCTCATGGTGCTGACTTGGCGCAGAAGTTTGGTGAGCGTGGCTATAACTTTATCAACATCAGCTATCGGGATGACGATCAGTATAAGAAGGATGTGATTGAGGAGTTCAGCAAGCCGGACACAGAGATCAATGGCCTGATTGCTACGGACATCCTGACTAAAGGTTTCGATGTGTCCGATGTAATGATCGGAGTATCGGCTCGTCCGTTCTCTAAGTCCTTGTCCTCTCACATTCAGCAGATGGGAAGGGTCATGCGTGGGCATGACGGGAAAGACTTTGCCGTCTGGTTGGATCACTCGGGTAACTATCTTAGATTCCGTGAGGAGTGGGATGAGGTGTTCGGTGGTGGTGTTAATGAACTAGATGACGGGGCTGAGAAGGCTAAGAAAGAACCTACTGAGCGTGAGAAAGAGTTGGCTAAGTGCCCTGCGTGTGGTGCTTTGTGGCCTTTGAACTCTGATATGTGCAAGTCATGTGGGCATATCCGGCAGAGAAAGACCAAGGTCGAGGCGGTAGCGGGTGAGATGGAGGAGTTGACGGGGACTATGACCCGTGACGATAAGCAAGTGTGGTGGTCGATGCTTAATTGGTATATCAAATATAACGGATGGTCGAAGGGGCGGGCGGCTAACGTGTATAAAGAAAAGTTCGGGGTCTGGCCTAGGTCATTGGCTGATACACCAGTCATGCCTGATCCCAAGGTAGTTAAGTTCGTGCAGGATGGTATCAATCGGTACATCAAACAGATTCGGAGGATGCGGTAATGGAATTCATTTCATTTTGCAGGGCGCATGGCATCCTGATCGACATCCCTCCACCGATTGGAGTGTGGAGAAGATACCCAACGGATGACCAGCCAAGGAAGCGCAACGGGGCAGTCAAGTTCATGGGAGATCATGGCTTTGTGCAGAACCATGCGACAGATACAGAGGTATCTTTGTGGCAGACAGAGACACCCGTCAAGATAGATAGAAAGAAGATCGCTAGAGATATGCGGGAGGCTGACGCTAAGCGGTTGGCTGACCAAGCGGATGCAGTTAAACGGGCAGCGTTCATCCTAAGTCAGACAGTCTTAGGCAAGCATGAGTATCTGAATGCCAAGGGGTTTGTTGATTCTGAGGACATGATCTGGGGGCATGAAGGTAAAAAGACTTTGGTCGTACCGATGCGGGTGGATGGACACCTTGTCGGATGTCAGCTAATCGAGGAGGATGGCTCTAAGAAGTTTCTGTATGGTCAGCGCACCAGTAACGCTGAGTTGGTCATCGACAACAAGGGTGTCCATATTCTGTGTGAGGGATACGCCACGGGTCTCTCCATACAAACTGCTCTTAGGAAGATGAGCCGGAGGTACACCATTCATGTTTGCTTCAGTGCGGGCAACATGAAGAAGGTTGCTCAGGGCTTACCGGATGGCCTCCTCATTGCGGATAACGATAAAAGCGGGACAGGGGAGCGTGTCGCTAAAGAGATCGGATGGAAGTATTGGATGAGCGATGTGGTGGGGGAGGACGCAAACGATACGCACCAAAGGATAGGCGTACTGAAGCTAGGTCTAAGCCTCGTTGCGTCATTGAAACTGGTCTGAGTAATACATATAGTCAACGCTCAAGACTTCGGGGTTTAAAGCCTCCGCCATCTTGAGGTTGGCTAGTATCTCTAGGCCGATCTCGTAACTCATCATGCCGTGGCCTATGTGGTCAGACTTGACAGTTACGAAACCGGATTCATCTTCTACGAGATAGATTGCGAACAGAGTTTTCTTTTTCATTAAAAGATTTTGCCAAGAATGTAGCCGATTGCAATACAAACTGCGGCTAATTGTATGGTCTCTTGCCAGTAAGTCGGACGATCTCCTGTGATTTGGATGGCGCATCCGTAGCGGGCGCGGTGCTCGGGGTCATCGGGAAAAGCCTCGGCTAAGGTGCGGGGGAAGGTTCTAGTTGTTTCCATGATTAGTCCAATGATTCTTTTACTTGAATGAGTTCTTCGAGGGTGTCGATGATAAATCCGTAGAGTTGAATTACTTCGGGGGGTTTACCCTCAGCAAAAGCTCTGCGTTCCATGTCTCGGAATATGTCTAACTTCTCATCGTCCCAGTAGCTTGATTGGTAGTTCATGGTGTCACCTCAGAATAAAGTCCGTCAATGTCGCCTAAGTACCCATCACAGGCATGATCTTCATCATTGGGGCAGTTACCTCCACAATATTTACAAGAATTTTCCTCCGGTACAACGCTATCAATGTCCCAATCACCATAGCCTGAGTCTTTAAAAGTTCCTCCGTCTAGTTCGTGTGCTATGTCCCATGCTTGTTCATCGTTTTCTGCCTCGATGAATGTATAAACATAGGTCGTATACTTAGCCATTACTTTGTAGCTTTTCATTTGTTGCTCCTTGCGTAAGCTAATGCGTCATCCCAAACTCCAATAGCATCTGCTAGTCCCGAGTAATATTCATTGCCATATTCTCTGCAAAATTCATCGTGGCTTTCTGAAAGAATGAAGGCTTTAACAACATCGGATGGCGCACTTCCTACATTGGAATGATAGGCTTTCATAAAGGCTTGTTGTTCTTCGGTAAAGTTTGCCTCCAAAAGTTCAGCATCTTTCATCTCAAAATCTTCAGGGCTTGAGTGGGTGTAGTCTTTTAAGTCGCTTGCAAAAGCCTTTTCAAAGGCATCACTGGTGCTATCTGCATCAACTTCAATGTTGCAAAAGATCGTGTATCGGGCGGTTACTTTGTATTTCATTTCATTCCTCCATTAAAAAAATGCCCTTGTGTACGCAAGAGGCGAACAAGTTGTTGTCAGATTCATTCTTGAACCCTACAAACCCATGCAGTTGGATGTGTCGGAACACCTCCCTCTGTTCCTCGGGTTCTCTATCAAAGAACCAATCCGTTTCGTAGTCAGCGCAGGCGTTTACCATCTGTGTTTTAGTCATTGCAGTCATTTGCTTTCTCCTTTAATTAGTCGTCTGTGTCTGTGTTTAGTTCAACAAAAGGGTATTGCTCGTCATTGATGAATGCGTCATCAACCATTGATATGCCCATGCGATTGCCTGCGTCCCAGATCAAAACATCTAGGTGTGGTGGTAGTTCGCTCAGGTGGGCGATCAGTTCTGATACTTTCATACTTTTTCCTTTCGCTTCGCAGCTTTTTCATTAACTATTTTGACGATCTCATTCTCTAACTGAGGCACGATTGGATGGTGGTGGTAGTTGTTTATGAGTGCCATACCCAAAGCCCACATGAGGTCATCCTCGTTAAGCATGAAACCCTCGGCATCGTGGAACAGTTCTTCAAAGTTAACTGTGATTAGTCGTGGGTGATAGATCATCGGATGGTCTCCTGAATGTATTGGTTGGCCTCTTCCTCGGTATCAAAGCCCCTGTAATCTCCGTTCTCATCTATCCATTCGTCCGTTGTATTGCCGTAGATAACCCAAATGTCATCGGACTGCTCAACGTGCCAACAGTTCGGGTCATTGAATCTTTCCATGTAAAGTTCATGCACAATCTTTTTGCAAGTCACATCATCTTCGCCTGTTAGTCGTTCCAGTTCTGCGGGGTGGTTCTCAACCAACAGATCAATGATCTGTGCTTTTAGTTTTGCGTGTGTCATTGGGTTTCCTCCTGTGCGTATTGGATTGCCAGTTCTGCCGCCCATTCGATACACATTCGATAGTCCTCGAATGAATACTTCCTAGCAACGCGGGCGCAGGCTTGGTTCAGCACTTCATCGGATGGCATCTCTACAATGTCTGTGCCTCCGTTGATGTGGTCTTTGACATCTTTAAGGTGAATCATTCCCATCGCATACCAACCATGTTGAGCCAGTTTTTCGGTGTAATACAGTAAAGCGTGGTCGTCAGTTATTAAGCTTTGGTCTTTATCAAAAGCGGCATACATGACGGCCTCGGCTTCCCTGTGCCACTGGAAAAGGTTGTCTCCATTGGCATCGCAAAGGTATTCGCCCTCAAGTTCTCCGTCCATGTGTTGCACCATGAATCCGTCTTTGGTCGTAATAATTTGAATCATTGGTTGGTCTCCTCTAGTTGTTCCAAAAATAGAATGACATCATCTAAGCAGTCGCCAATCGTGTAATCGGTGGTCGGCTCGTGTAGGCTTTTGTTTTTTACTCGGTCGGATAAGGCTTCTCGGATGTCGTACATATTCAGCACGGCATCGGATAAGGCGTTTGAATCAATCATCGGATGGTCTCCTCTAGTTCATTAACATAACCAATGTCCCAATACAAATATGGGTCACGCACATTCGCGGCATTGAACTTTTTCCATGCGAGTTCAGTTGCTTGTTCTTCGGTCTCTGCCTCAACAGTCATGCTCAGGCTAGCCGTGTTTATAAATTTCACTCTGAAGGTTGTCATCGGATGGTCTCCTTTAGTTAATGGTTGCGTAATGGTGGTCGATGGTGTCGCGGATAACGTCCAAACTCTGCAAGGCTTGGGCGTGTTGGGTCTCCAATGCTTTGGGTGTGCATCGGGCGACACGGCTCGTCAAAAGCGTTTTGTTGTAGTCGTAAAACATTCGGTGCGAGAAAAACTGACCCTCTCGGATGGTCACAACTGCGGTGGTCGTCAGGTTTCCCGAAGCCCGCTTCATGGTGGTAAGCGATAACTGCATTGAATCGCTCAATGGGATGTTGGTCTCGGTCATGTAGCCCTGTGGTGTTTTGCGTGTGCGTGTGTTCATCTTGTTGCCTCTTGAATGTATGTTCTGACTGTGTGCATATCCTCATCGCTTACTGTGTAGGTGTTACGTTGCCCCCCGTCTAGGCATAGCCCGCCCGTAGGGTCGCCCCCATGAAAGCCCTCATGCCCGAGTAGCGTCCCAACGTAATAACGGCTTACAAACCCGCCTCGCCCGTCATCGGTCGGGTGGTTTGAGTCGTAGAATTCAACCATTGGTCGGTCGTCATCATGGGTCAGGCAGTCATCGCGCCCGAAGCGGTCGCCCTTTCGCACAATCCTTACGTTGTATTTGTCAACTTTTAGCATTTTGTTTCCTCCTTATTTCTTCCAAGGTGTGTCGTATGAGTGGACAATCTCGCCCGTTTTGTCGTAGACAATGACAGTCAAGTCGCCTCCCTCGTCAATAAAAACTTCAACGTAACCGCTATTTCTTCCAATGTTGACTACGGCAGACCCGTGAAGGTTGTCCAGTAGATCAACGCTCAGTTTTAATTTGCCGCTTGCACTTTGGTTGCCTGTTTTGCCTCTGGGTCAATCACCACTTGCACCAAGGATTGAATGACCAACTCCCTCAAAGCCGCAGGGGTGCGATGTTTAGCCGCCTCAATAGCCAACCTGTAAGCCTCTACCTCAAGGGCTATCCTTGGGTCACTCGCCAGCTTGTAAGGCTCACACGCTAGCGTTGCCCTCGTTGCGTCCTTCTTATGGCTCTGCCTGTATGCGTCCGCTTTGGTCTTACCGAGTGCAAGCCCCTTCGCGAACTCTTGTTGTTTCCCTGTTAACGCTTTGCCGGAAACGCCTAGAAGCTCTGTCATCGGGACTTGTTCTAGTCCTTCCCTTATCTGCTTTCTTCTTAGTGTTTTCATGTGTGTTCTCTCTCTCCTGTGTTGGGGGAACATGAGGCAAAGCCGTTCCGCTTCGCTATGTCCCGACGGGGCGATTGGAACAGAAATCTTTTATCATTTCTAGCCCTTTTAGGCAGCTTGTTTTTGTAATGATTTTGTTCTCATTTTGAAAACCGCTTTCACCCTGTTTTTGTAATACTTTTGATTACATAGGGAAATCCCCTAGCGTTGATTTTAAAGGCTTTTTTGATACATGGCACGATTCTATTATGCTTATATAGTGTAAGGCACAATAATTCGTTACACTGCTTTACACCAACTTACAAAAGGATTGATAATGAAAGCCACAATGACACTCGACCAACTGATCGCTTCACTCACCCTTGAGCAAGCAACCCAGTGCGAAAACGAGACCGACAAATTGATTTGGATTGAAGTTAACTTGCTCGACCCTGTGGGCATCTCTCGCAGACACGCAGAAAAAGTAGACGCTGAACTCGACCGCATTTACTGTGAATTTTGGAACGAATGGAATTGGGAACAGACTGCCGACCGCATGTATTCAAACTAAACCACCAAAGGAAAAACCATGATCGCCCTCAACACCAACAACCCCACCACCCGATACACCTACCTTGTGGGTGTGTCTAAGGATGGACTGACCTCCGTCATTGAAGTGTCAGCCAATACCCGCGCCCAAGCTTCCAAGATCGCCCGCCAAGCCGGTTACATCGTGCGCGATGTATCAATCGGCTAAGCAATGCCTGAAGCCCTTGTGTGAGGGCTTTGGGGATTACTTAACCACCAAAAGGAGAGACCATGAGCAACTACATAGAGACAATTTACTTTGGCGTAAAAACGCTGATCTGCTTCGCAGGTTACGTCGCATCAATTCTTATCGGGCAACCATCCGAGACCCTAGGGCTTGTCACTGCCCTGTCTGCCGGATCTTGCGCCCTGTTCGCCCTCATTCAAACCGACTGGAGCTAAACCATGCACATGACACCATCCGAACTTAAAGACGAACGCAGGGCGCAAGCTCGCCTCAGCCGTCGCTTCGCTAGCGAAGATCGTTACCTTGCCCGCCTTGAAAAACGCGAGGCTATCGCAGACCAAATGATCGGGGAATTGAACTCCGGCAAGCTTTACGTTTACCCAGTGGGCGGTAAATACCGCGAGGGAACTCGCGCAGATCTGATCGCCTTTTTAATCCGCAATAACTACGCATAAGGAAAAACCATGCAACTAGACCTCACCACCGAACAAGCCTTTGAGCTTTGGACAACCTTAACGCTTCGCGTTGAGCAACTCAGAAAAGATCGGGAACTGCACTCCGAACTCACCATCATTGGCGCGATTGTCCGCAGGCAACTGGGGCGCACTGTGCCGGTTTTTAACGCCCTCAATGCCTACATTGAAGCAAACGCCATGCACGACTTTGACGACCAAGACGAGGGCGACTATCACCCTCATGGCGACCCACAAATCTAAAGGAGACCATCCGATGAAACTCGAAACCCTAGACACATGGCAAACCCAAGCGCGAGGCACGAACTCGCAAGAGTATGAGATTTACTTAGCCTGTGCCGACGACGGCAAAGGCGGGGATATTACCCGCAACGGAGAGCCACTTAAAACCTTTGAGGAATGGATTAACTCATGACTGCCATTGTCCTAGACACACCCGAAAAGATCGCCCGCTACCGCCTTCTAGCCCTTCGGGGGGCTTTGCGCCTTGAGATTGCCGGAATGAAAAAGCGGGGTCAATCCGCTTATCAGATCCTTAAAAACGAGGGCTATACCGGCACACGCGCCCAAGTACTTGAGCAACTTCACAACCACCTAGAAGCCACAAAGGAGCAACCATGCAAGTGATTGAAATTAAGGTCTATTCATTCGATGAACTGAGCGACCAAGCAAAAGAAAAAGCCCGTGAATGGTATCGGGTTACATCCGATTACCCTTGGTATGACGAGGCAAAAGACTGCCTGACCGCCTTCTGTGACCACTTCGGGGTGACTGTAAAAGACTACTCCCTTGGGGATTCATCCGGCTATGTCCGCACTAATGCCACCAATGAGAACTTCCGAGGGGTCAAACTGTCCGAGCAAGACCGAGACGCAATGCCGACCGGATTGTGGCTTGACTGCGAACTGTTCGCCCACTTTCATGACGAATTTAAGCGCACCGGAAACGCAAAAGGCGCATTTGATGCCGCCCTTTATAACTTTACTCGTGCCGTCCGCAACGATGTAGAAGCTTACTACTCTGACGAATGTATTGACGAACACCTAACGA